GTTACGAAAAAAGCTCCGGGGTATCACGTGACCCCCTACCTCAACCGGAATTGTCCGAACTTAGAAGAAAGGAGGCAGATTTACAATGAAAAAGAATCCGGAACAACTTGAAGTTGAAAGATTGACGGAAATTTACAAAGGTTTGCCTCCGAAACAGTTCGCACTGGCTCAGGGATTGATCATCCAGGCTGCCCGGCTCCGGGTCCGGCTCGATAAACTGTGGGCCGAGCTGGAGGAAAAGGGTGAAACCGAGTGGTTCACACAGTCTGAAAAGACAGAACCTTACGAAAGGGAGCGCCCGGCGTCCAGAACGTTCACTGCGACGGATAAAAGCTATCAGAGCATCATTAAGCAGCTGAACGACATGATCCCGGCAGAGGAAGACAGTGACGCTGATGATCTGAGTGAGTTCAGGCCATGAGTGAAGAAAACGCGATTCTTTCATACTACCAGAAGATCCAGGACGGCAGCATTACTGTCGGCAAGTGGATCCAGATGCTGTATGAAACGATCATAGACGGCCTTGAGAGCAAGCGGTGGTTCTTCGACCAGCGCAGGGCAAACGCCGCAATCAGTTTTATTGAGAAGTACTGCCACCATTACAAAGGGCAGCTCGCACCCGGACGGATCAAGCTGAGCCTGTGGCAGAAGGCGGCACTGAGCCTGATGTTCGGCATCGTCGACGCTGACGGGATCAGGCAGTTCACAGAGTGCATCCTGGTGGTCGGACGGAAGTGCGGCAAGACGCTGATCGCTGCCGGCATCGAAACGTACTTCGGGTACGCTGCAGGGGAATTCGGTTCTGAAATCTATTTCCTTGCGCCCAAGCTGGCGCAGGCAGATCTCGCTTTTTCAGCGCTTGAGTTCAATGTGAACCATGAGCCGACACTGCAGAAAAAGACGAAGAGCACACGGACCCGCGGACTGTACATCAAGGAATCAAACACAACAATTCAGAAACTTCCGTTCGCCGACAAGAAAAGTGATGGTTACGGACCTATGAGCTGGGTCGGCGACGAAGGCAGCAGCTGGGTCGGAGACAGGGGCCTCAAACAGTGGGAGGTTATGGTTTCCGGTACCGGCGCCCGGGTGGAACCGTTCGGGCTGATGATCAGTTCCGCCGGGTATGAAAACGATGGCATCTATGACGAGCTGTTCCGAAGAGGGACGGCTTTTTTGATGGGAAACAGCAGCGAAGAACACTTCCTGCCGATCCTGTACACCATAGATGATGTTGAAAAGTGGGATGACCTGAATGAACTCCGGAAGAGCCTGCCGGGACTCGGCGAGAGCGTAAGCGTCAAGTTCATCCTGAAGGAAATCGCCACGGCGCGGGAGAGCCTGAGCAAAAAGGTCGAGTTCCTGACAAAGTACTGCAACATCAAGCAGAACAGCAGCCAGGCTTGGTTGACGGCCCAGGACGTGAAGAAGTGCTTCGGCAACAACCTGACGCTGGAGGACTTCCGGCACAGCTACGCGCTGGGCGGCATCGACCTGTCGCTGGCGGTCGACCTTACGGCCGCGGTGATCGTGATCGAGAAGGACGGCGTCAGCTGGTTCGACACGATGTTCTTTATGCCGGAGAACAAAGTCGACGAGGCGACGGCCCGGGATGGGTTGCCCTACCGGATCTACCAGCAGCGCGGTCTGCTGACGGTCTGCGGGGAAAACACTGTGGACTATCATGCGGTCCACGACTGGTTCCGGAAATTAGAGCGAGACTATGAGATCCTTCCGCTGAAGGTTGGTTATGACCGGTACAGTGCAGCGTATCTTGTGCAGGACATGGAGGCAGACGGGTACAGCATGGAATCCGTCAGCCAGGGCAGCAACCTGACGGGCATCCTGATCGACATGGAGGGCATGATCAAGGACGGCCGGCTCCGGTGCATCAACGACAACGACCTGATGAAGGTTCACATGCTGGATGCGGCACTGAAGTTTGAAGAAGGAACGAACCGGCGGAGACTGATCAAGATGAATCCGCGGGCTCACATCGACGGGATGGCGGCACTGAGTGACGCGATCTGTATGCGGCATAACTACTATGAAGAGCTGGCCGCACAGCTGAGTAATGAGAGGTGAATGGAATGGGACTGATTGATCGGCTGTTCGGGAAACCGAAGGCCTCAATGGTCGGAGACAGCCGGTTCGAGACGCTGACGGCGTATTCTCCGGTGTTCACCAGCTGGGGCGGGCAGATCTATGAGAGCGAACTGGTCCGGGCAGCGGTGGACGCAAAAGCGCGGCACGTTGCGAAGCTGAAGTACGGCATGAAGGGAACGGCAGGAGCGAAACTGCTGACGGCGACACGGACAGCCCCGAACCCGTGGTACACCTGGTCAAAGTTCCTGGAACGGTGCAGCAACATCTACGACATCGAGAACAACCTGTTCATCGTACCGGTGCTGGACAAGTTCGGAGAAACGACCGGATTCTTCCCGGTGATCCCGTCGACCTGCGAGGTTGTGGAGCACGCCGGGAAACCGTACCTCCGCTACACGTTCATGAACGGACAGAAGCGGAGCATGGAACTGGACCGGTGCGCGGTGATCACGAAGCACCAGCTGAAGGACGATTTCTTCGGCGAGAAGAACACGGCGCTGGATTCCACGATGAAGCTGGCCAACATGGTCAACCAGGGAATCCAGGAAGGCGTGAAGAACGGCGCGACCTACCGCTTCATGGCACAGCTGAACAGCAAAGCCTTTGACGAGGATGTCCGGAAAGAGCGGGAACGGTTCGATAAAAACAACTTCCAGACTGGCGGCGGCGGCCTGCTCCTGTTCGGCAACCAGTTCACGAACGTACAGCAGCTGAAGCAGGAAGCGTACAAGGTCGACGCAGATCAGCAGAAACTGATCCGGGAGAACGTGTGCAACTACTTCGGCGTTCCGATGTCGGTGATTGACAACTCCGCGACGCCGGATGTGATGTCCAGCTTCTTCAACGGAGCAATCGAGCCTCTGAGCATCAAACTGTCCGAGGAACTGAGCAGGATGGTGTTCTCGGAGCGCGAGAGGAACAGCGGAAACCAGATCACGTTCACGGCGAACCGCCTGCAGTACATGAGCGTGACACAGAAGGTCAGCATGGCGAAGGAACTCGGAGACCGGGGCGTCCTGATGATCGACGAGATCCGCGAGCTGTTCGACTATGAACCTCTTCCTGACGGCGCCGGCCAGCACGCGCCGATCCGGGGCGAATACTACATGGTCGACGAGGGGAAGAAGAACGAGGAGGGCAAGGACAATGAATAAAGAGAGACGGTATCTCGAGTTCGAGATCCGGGCGGAGCAGACGGAGGAAAAAGGCTCGGTGATTACCGGGCAGCCGATCGTGTTCAACCAGGAAACCGACCTCGGCTTCTGCCGGGAAACCATTGACGTCGGTGCTCTGGACACAACGGACCTGCGCGATGTGCGGTTCCTGGTGGGGCATGACTTCAGCATGGTCCCGCTGGCCCGGAGCCGGAACAACAACGAGAACAGCACCATGCAGCTGATGGTGAACGAAGCGGGCATGAGTATCCGGGTCAACCTGGACACGGAGAACAACCCGCGGGCGAAAGAGCTTTATTCCGCCATCCGGCGCGGCGACATTTCCGGAATGTCGTTCGCGTTCACGGTGGATAAAGAAAGCTGGGACGGAGTGGACACAGACAGCCCGCTGCGGCATATCCGCAGCATCAACCGGGTATTTGAAGTGTCCGCGGTCGCATTCCCGGCATACGAAGGCACATCCATCCAGGCGGCTTCCGAAGGCGATGCGCTGGAGAGCGTCAAAGCCTCGCTGGAGAGCGCAAGGGAGCAGCAGGAGGCGGAACGTGCCGCACAGGCCGAAGCAGAACGCCGGACGGCGGTCCTGGAACGGCTGAAAAAACTCACGGAGGAGGTCAAACCGAATGAAGTTTGACGAAATGAACGTGGAGCAGCTGGAAGCCAGGCAGACCGAACTGGCCGGCATGGATACTGAAGGCGTTTCCACGGAAGATCTGGAAGCACGGGCGAACGAACTGGAAGCCATCAAGGCTGAACTGGAAGCCCGCGCTGTTGCCGCCGCGAAGGCGGAAGAAGAACGGCAGAAAGTTGCCCAGGGCAACGATGCCGTAATCAAAAATTTTACGGAGGAAAAGAAAATGGAAAATCGTTTTGCTGTGAACAGCCCCGAATACCGCGAGGCGTTCCTGAAGAACCTGCAGGGCAAGGACCTGACCGCTGAAGAGCGCACCGCCGTTGTCGGCACCGCCGCCATCCCCACACAGACCATGAACGAGATCGTTCACAAGCTGGAGCTGAACCCCATGATCGGCGCGGTCGACATGACCAACATCCCCGGCTTTGTGACCTACCCGGCCGAGAGCGTCGCCAACGAGGCGTCCTGGCTGGACATGGAAGTCGGAAGCACTGACAGCACTGACGCGCTCACTCCCGTGACCCTGGGCGCCTATAAGCTGATCAAGACTGTGGAAATTACCGCCGATGTCGGCGCGATGAGCGTTGACGCCTTCGAAGCCTGGCTGGTTGCCCGCCTGATCAACAAGATCGAAAAGGCTCTGGACGCTGGCATCCTGAAGGGCACCGGCACCACGCAGGCCACCGGTATCGTGACAACCAAGAGCTCCGCTGACGGCACCTTCAAGCGCGCCGGCATCAAGTGGGGCGACATCTGCACCATCATGGGCGCTCTGCCCGGACAGTACCATCCGAACGCCAGCTTCTGCATGAACCCGGCTCTGTTCTTCGGCAAGGTGCTGGGCATGGTAGACACCGCCGGACAGCGGATCGTGGTGAACGAGCCCCAGGCGGCCCGGAAGTTCAACATCCTGGGCTACCCGGTCATCGTCGATGCGAACTGCGGCGCTGAAGACATCCTCTTCGGTGACTTCAAGGCCTACAAGCTGAACCTGGCGAAGGGCATCGAAGTGAAAAAGAGTGAAGAAGCAGAGTTCCGGAAGGGCTCCAGCGTGTACCGCGCCATGACCCTGGCTGACGGCAAGCTGGCCGATGCGAACGCCATCGTGCGCTACGTGGCCACGACCTAAGCTGAACTGAATACCTGCGGGGCCCGGGGAGAAATCTCCGGGCCTCTGACTTTTCAAAAGGAGTGCTGACCTGATGAAAACACTGATTGCGATCCCATGTATGGACGTCATTGAGGCAGACTTTGTCGAGTGCCTGACGAACCTCCGCCACGTCGGCGAGGTGGAAGTCAAGTTCCTGAAGGCAACGCTGGTCTATGACGCGAGAAACCAGATTACACGGTACGCGCTGGATAAGGGCGGATTCGACTACATCCTATGGCTGGATTCGGACATGACCTTTGAACCGGACCTGATGGAAAAGCTTATCGCTGACATCGAAGGGACGGAAGACGGAGTCCGAAAACAGGCAGTGACGGGGCTGTGCTTCGGCAGACGGCCCCCGTTCAAACCGTGCATTTACAGCAAGCTGGATGTACAGACGAACGGCCAAATGGTGCTGCCGGTGTGTGAGAACTGGTACGACTATCCGAGAGACCAGCAGTTCGAGATTGAGGCGTGCGGGTTTGCCTGCCTGCTGATGCGGATGGAGATGCTGGAAGCGATGGGGATTTACGGCGTGCCGTTCTTCCCGGTCGGCGGACTCGGAGAGGACCTGACCTTCTGCTGGAGGGCAAAGAAACTCGACATGAAGTTTCACTGTGACAGCCGGCTGAAGATCGGACACATCATGCGGATCCACGTGGACGAAATGTTCCGCGACAGTGTGCTCGGGGCAGCGCGGGAGTGACCGCACGGCCTGATGGCCATACGGGACGGGGCAGGAGATCAGCACTCGCCTGTCCCGGTTAAGAAGATAAGAGGTGAGAAAGATGCTGAGCGAGGCGAAAACGGCGCTGCGGGTGACGGTACCCAACTTTGACGGTGAGATCATGAGCCTGCTGCAGGCCGGCGCCGCGGATCTGAGGATCGCGGGGGTGAACGTGCCCGGCAGGATCGCCTGGACGGTGAGCAGCGGGGCGGTCGTGGACCAGTCGAGCCTGAACGATCCGCTCGTGAAGCGGGCAATCTTCACCTATGCGGCGATGATGTTCGGGAATCCGCCGAACTACGAGCAGCTGAAGGAATCCTACGACCTGCAGAAGTGCCAGCTGATGCACGCGAGCGGCTACACCGACTACGAGGGCGGTGAAGACGAATGCTGAAGAGCACAGTAGTCACACTGGTCGGACTGAGTCCTGAAGCGCACGGTGTCGGCGAGGAACCGGCGGAGCTGAAGAGGACCGTGTACTGCACGCTGAAGTCTATCGGAATGCAGGAAGCCTATCAGGCGATGGGCGTCGGACTGGCGCCTGAGCTGAAGGTGATCCTGGCGCACGATTTCGAGTACAGCGGCGAACCTTACGCGGAGGTGCTCGGGCAGAGGTTCAAGATCATCCGAACGTACATCACGGAGAAGGACGGGATTGAACTGACACTGCAGCGGGTGGCAGGGAACGCATGGGGAACGGGGGTGACACCGAATGCCGAGTGAGTACACGGCACTGGTGGAAGCCCTGAAGAACACGTCCATTCCTTTTAAGGAATACGGATGGGAAACACGGCCGGACGCGAACTTCGGCGTCGTGAGCCTGGAATTTGAAGCCGGAAGCATGTATGGTGACGGCACGAAACAGGATCGGGCGTTTGAAGGAAGCGTGGACGTGTATTTCCGGAAACTGAGCGACCGGGCGACCCTGGCCGCAACGGTAGAGACCGCCCTGACGGCGGCCTGCGGAGACAGCTGGGAGCTGAACAGCATCCAGAACGAAACGGACACCGGGCTGTTCCATATTGAGTGGGTGTTCAGGGTGACCGGAACGATCACGGCGCCCGCGGAAAGCGGGGATGCCTGATGCCGTACACGATGAAGGTTGACGGAATGGAGCAGATCAGCCAGCAGCTGAGCGAATTCCAGGAAGGGGCGGAGAAGATCGCGGCGCTCGCGCTGTATGACGGCGCGGGAATCATGTCGGAGGAAATCCAGAAGAGCGCGGACCAAATCACGACCGCGCCTTTTGTGTACGCTTCCGGAAACAACACGCGCCTTCCTTCCCCGGAAGAAAAGGCCATCGTGATGAATGCCAGCGCTGGTATCGCGAAGTTCGACAAGAACGGGTCGGAAGTGAACACCTCCGTCGGCTACAAGGCGAGCGGATACGCGTTCCTGGCGGGCAGGCGCAAGCCGATTCCGGTGATCGTCAACGCCATCAACTCAGGTACCAGCTTCATGCGGAAACAGCCGTTTATCCGGAGGGCCGCATCCAGCGGCGCAGCCAAATCCATTGAGGCCATGAAGGCGAAGATTGAGGAAGCCGTCGCGGCCATAACCAAAGAATAACTGGAGGGAAAAACATGAACGCAAATGTGGGTATGCTTTGCCCGGTGGTCGCGACAGTCGCAACCTACACCGCCGGCACCGGCATTACGTACAACACCGGCAAAAAGGTTGCCGAAGCGGTCAGCGCCAGCATCAGCTGGAACCGGTCTGACGGCAAGTTCTACGGCGACGATGTCCTTCTGGACACCGACAACGGCGTGACGGGCTACCAGATCGAGTTCGAGCCGAGCGGCCTGACGGACGAGGTCCGCGGGTACATCCTCGGCGAGACCGTGCAGTCCAATGAGTACAGCATTACGGAAGCCGCCAGCCCGGACGTTGGCTTCGGCTATGTGCGCGTGATGCGTACTTCCAACACCAGCGGCGTAGTGACCGAAAGCTACGAGGGCTGGTGGTACCACCGGCTGAAGTTCGGAGTGACCAGCGAGCAGACCAGGACGAAGGAACAGAACATCGAGTGGCGTATCCCGACACTGACGGGCGTCGGCGAGGGAGTGCAGCTCGACAGCGGCATGGTGACGAAGTTCGCCGTGCACAAGACCTTCGCGAGCAAGTCCGACGCGGTCGCCTATGTGAAGGGCAAGGCCGGGATCACCTGATAAACAACGGGGCGGGGAGCAATTCCCCGCTCCGGCTTTTTGCGTATTGAAAAGGAGTGCTGAAGATGGCGAGTATCACGCTGAAAGGGCGGGAGATCCCGCTCCTGTACACGGTATGGGAAATGAAGCAGGTTCAGGAGGAGATCTGTCCCCTGAATGAACTGCAGTACATCATGTTCGGACGGAACAAGGACGATGAGAACGACCGGAGCAAATATGCCGGGCCGGAGCACCTGAACGCGCTGGCGAAGCTGATCCGCATCCTGGGCAACGCGGGCCTGGAAGAAGCCGAAAAGGAAGCGGACCTGACGGACAAAAAGATTCTCCGGTCGCTGAAGCCGATGGATCTGACGGACGCCATCAACGCCTGCGTGGCTGCGATGAGCGAAGGGATGGAGAGCGAAATCCCGGATGAAAAGAAGGAAGGCCCGGTGGACGTTGTCCTTGAGGAAATAGAGAGAAAAAAAGAAGCGGCCGGCTGACATACCTGATGGTGGTCAGCTGGGGGCTGATTGCCGGGCTCCGGCTGGACGAAATCCACCGGATGAAACCCGGCAGGGTCATGGACCTGTATTTATACCGTCGCACGTATGACGACGCGCAGCACGGGATCGTAAGGGAGTGAGCAGATGGCAGGCGTAAACGTCAAGATGGGCGTCAGCGGCGTGGCCCAGTTCAAACAGGGCATGAGGGAGTCCGAATCCGCCGTCAAAACCCTGAATGCGGCGCTGAAACTGAATGAGGCACAGTTCCAGGCAACGGGCGATAAGGAACTGTACATGCAGAACAAGACCCAGCTGCTGACGGAACAGATCGAGAAGCAGAAACAGGTCGTACAGCAGGCGAATGCAGCGCTGACGGCTATGAAGAACAACGGTGTGGACAAGACGAGCGCGTCTTTCCAGACCATGCAGCAGAAAGCCTACCAGGCACAGGAAAAGCTGGTCACGATGAAGGCTGAGCTGGCGAACGTCGGCAAGCAGGCCGGGACGACCAGCACGGAACTGGAGAAGATCGGCAAGGGTGTCGCGTGGGACAACGTCGCTGAAGGCATCGGAAAGATTAACGACAAGCTGGAAAGCGCCGGGCGTGCGGCCATCAGGCTCGGAAAACGGATTGCACAGAGCGCGATGGATTCCACCGCGTGGGCGGATGACATTCTGGAACGCTCTCTTGAGTACGGAGTTGACGCGGAAACACTTCAGCGGATGGAAAACGTGTCTGAATTTATCGACACGAGCGTTGAAACCATCGTATCCGCAAAGGACAAGCTGGCGAAAAACCGAGACAACGTGACGGAACTGCTCGGGATTGAAACGGACGGCGTCAGCAATGAGGACCTGTTCTGGGAAGTCGGAGACGCTATCCTGCACCTTGGCGACGGATACGACCAGGCGGAATACGCACAGAAGATCTTCGGGCGGAGCTGGCGCGAACTGCTCCCGCTGTTCACGGCCGGACGTGAAGAATACGAAGCGCTGATGGCGTCACAGAACGTCATGAGTAACGAAAACGTGAAGGCTCTCGGAGCCGCGGATGACGCGCTGCAAAACATCAAGAACCAGATCGAGCTGATGAAGAATCAGTTCTGGGCGGACAACGCGGACAAGATCGTCGAGGTCCTAGAGTGGGTCGTTGATAACAAGGACCTGGTTGTCAGTGCGCTGACGGCCATCGGCGGGGCGTTCGGAGCGATGAAACTGGCGGAGTTTGCCGCGAACCTGATGAAGGTCAAGGACGGCCTCGGAGCGCTCGGACTGTTCGGAGGAGCGAAAGCCGCGGCGGGAGGCTCTGCGGCAGCAGCGGCGGCAGGTTCCGCGGAAAGCGGAGGTCTCGCGTCGAGCATCGCGGGGCTGACGACATCCGGAGCAGGGATGACGGCCATCGGAGGAATGCTTCTGTACCCCACGGTCAAAAAGATCGCGGAGGAAGGATACAAAGTCGGGCCGGACAAGGAATTGATGGACCTGGTCGGAGGCGAAGGGACCTACGACATATACCAGAAAATCCAGCAGCAGGGGCTGGCACGCCGCAAAGTTGACAATCCGGACTGGCGGCCGAGCTATA